AGAAGATTGATAGGCAAAAGCCGTAAGCGGTTCGTTATCACATATTCCAGCAATTAATGAAGTCAACTTAACTCAAACCTCAACAACCGAGCTTGTAATTCCACGGCGCGTAAGGCTGCCTGATGATTACCACGTTTTGCTGATTGAGCTTCGTAATTTTGCAGACGAGATAAAGCGGATAAAAGCCAGGTTGGACGCTCAAGTTCAGCATCTAATTGTTGAAGCTTACGAGCGCGGGCTATATAATTTTCTGCCATGCGTAATTTAACATTATAATTTTCCGCACAGTACTGAACGACTTGAGTTTTACTGTGGCCGTTAATCAATAAGTTGTAGACAGAATTAACTCTGCAGTCGATTTCTCTGTCGGTTGCTTTCTTAGCCATAAGCAAAATATAACTCATTCATTGGATAAAGGCTTAAGGTCAGCTTCTTCTGCCGTA